GAATAATGTTGTTGATGCGCGCACCATCTAGCGCTACCCGCGGCGGCTTGACTACCATTGTGCCGACAAACGGCTTATATGACACAGTGGGTGTGGAGCTATAAGTGTAGTAGTTACGGTATCTCAGAGTGCCGTCGGGGTCGATTTCGTGAACCTCTGTTTTTGTTTTACTTTCGCCAGTGTCGCGTAGCATGACGACATCTGTAGAATCAAGAATAAGAGACCCCTGTAACCCAGTAACAGGGAAGCTCGTCTGCCCTTTCAGGTAACTTACTGCGGAAAACATCGAAGTTACGTCAGTAGTAGATTGAGGTATATGAAAAAGAGTAGTGTCAAGGGACCACACATCGCCGGATTGATAAGTAGAACATGTGACAGTTGCCCCGCTCATATCCGCAGGCACTTCTATAGATAACGGGTCGCTACTGCTTGCCGTCAAAACATAATCACCATTTGCCAAAAAAGATGAGCCGCGTGATTTAGCTTCCGCCAACGCAGCTTTCCACGCAGCGGTGTGGTCTGTCTCCAGCCCTGTCATAAACATCTCTGGTGTCACGGGGGTAGCGGTCTTAATATGGTCAAGTTCTTCTGCAATTGTAAGACCGGAAGAGTGTCCAACAAGAGCGCTGCCAGAGGTTGATGCTAATTCTTCACGTAAATCAGGGTCAGTCTGAGACTTCCAGTTAGCGTTACCAACGGGGTTAAATGCCGCCGGAACCGTAACAGGCAGTGTGCCGGCATACGAGTACCATGTCTTACTTACAGGGTCGTAAACGACTTTGTCGCGGTCATTAACTGTTAACGTACCGCCGGTGGAAAAGTCCCATGACACTGGAGAAAAACCAGCGTCACGCAACACGGCAGGAAGCGTCTTCTGAGTCTGCCCAGTAACTGCGTTGGTCGCGTAATCAATATCCGCACCCGTAGCCACACCGCCCGCTTTACCCGTGATAACCTCGGCTTCGAAGATCTGGTGTTTCTTGGCGGTTTGTAAATCCGCCAGGCTTAAAACGTCACCGCATCCGCTTGACATATAGAGTCCTCTTTAATTAAAACCATTGCTGAATCCGTCGGAGAAACCGCTGCCGTATGGCGCGACGCCGTCGTATTTATAGAATCCGTCGTCATAGTTGTAGCCCGTAATCTTGACCGTGCGGTCGTCGCCGGGGTCGATTGAAGAAACAACTATCTTCTGAGCATTATGCCTTGCTTCGTTGCCGAATGAAAACTCAGTTTTTAGTGCACTATTCCCCGTGTAGATTGCTTCCTCCGGCGCGGAGAGCATAATCACTTCGCGGTCATGGCTTCCTTCGATAACGGATATACTCTGCACGGAGCCGTCTCGCTTCTTGAGGATGATGGAGTGGTCATCGCCGGGGGTAAACGTAACAGGTTGCGATAGCGTCAGCGTAAGCCCATTAACGGCAACAATGTAGCCATCCTGCGGTGCAATACGGGAGCCTTTAACCACGCTGATTATGCCGCCGGGTGTGGCGAGAGCACCTTCTTCGGTAGCTTCGAACTCTACGACAACTTTACTTAACGCGTTGCGCTGGTAGCGACGCCACGCCAGCCAATATGCCTGCTGATAGTTACGTACGCCCTTCGATTCATATTCCTCGGTGTTTGCTCCGAGTTCTTCCGGGATATAAATCGTTTCCTGTACGTTAGTATCCGGGTCGATGTATGAGAACGACAGGCTATCGTAGGTTGTAGAATCGTTGAACGTGCGGGTCCATTTCTCCGTACCGGTAGTTTTGCTGCGGTGGGTGAACACCATTTCAGGCCCCGCAACCGGACGATCGAATCGCAGCATAATATCCGCACCTTTACGGTACGCAGTACAGAACACGGCTTCCGCTATGGTCTGAACAATGTCCTGCATGGTTGTGTCGTAATCGTCGAACGTGTAGCAGAACTGACCTGCTAATTCGCTACCGAAATATGACTCAATCTCTTCCTGCACGGCGAGTAACTTGTCCATGTTTGCGGTTGTCAGTTCCAGATTGCCAACCACCGGGTCGCGCGCCAGTCGGATTAGCGACTGCACAGCCTGGGTATTTGGCGTCATTACTGTATCGAATACGCCGTTGCCTAAGTATTTGTAGCACATCTCGGTTGCAATCATGCGCAGTTCCGGGTTGTCGATACTGGCGGCCCGCGGCGTCTGTTTACGGGCGCAATGTACTGTTGTCCTGTTGCCGTAGTGCGGGGTTGTGTCCAGAGACTGCCCGTACAGGTTGATGAACGTTATCTCGTCGCTTACCGTTCCGTCGTAGTCCTTATCGAAATTCGTTATACGGCGCATACGGGCGCGGAAACGCGATGCAGTAGGCAACTGCCCATAAATGGATGTACCGACGTAATCCGTGCTATTACCGGTAATTGTGGCCTGTACCGTGTAAATACCGCTCAACGGGTTACGCTGAGAGTCAATCATCTGGTACTGGAGTTCTACGGTTACGCTGGTGCGGTTATAGCCGCCATCGTATTTGTAGAGGCCGTTCTGCCCGGCAACGTTAGCAAGCACACGGTCAACTTCCCCGCGCACCATGTAATACCAGTCGGTCAGGGATACGTCATAGGTGTTGCTCGGGCCAATAAACGTATCTGAACGCTCTGTTAGGGTGTACGTCTGCCCGCTGGTCAACGCCGCCCAGTTAGACGCTCCGTTTACCGCTAATCTAACTTCGAAGTCGTCGACATATAAAACTTCAAACGAGCCGTTCAGGTTAGTGACGTCCGCAACGTCAAAGTTGCTCAGCACCGCTACGTCGCCAACGCTAAGAAACTCAGAAAAAGCAGAGTCGCCTGACGGGTCATAAATGTAGCCGGTGTTTGAGATACGTTTGGCTGTGCCGTCGGCGCTTGGGTTAGCTCCGATGTCGTTTGGTGCTTTCAGTACGATACCGTCAACGTCGTCGTTGGAGTATGTCACATAGAGTTTCTGGTCAATGACGTCGCCGATTTGTAGCTGCGGCGATGCGGTGTTGTTCGGGGAAGTATACGGCGCATACACGGCTACAGAGGAGCCTGTGATGTCGCTTATCAGGGTGTCGCCTTCCGTTACGCCATCAGCCTCAATATGCAGATGCCCGCGCCCCGCGTCATAATACGAATACTCCAGCAAAGCACCCGTGGAGTTGAACGCTTTATACGTCTGCATCAGGTCGTTAGGGATTGTCTGCACAGTCCCGCAGATGTCATAGGAGCGCTCGTAAGGACGAGGCTTGTTGGAGCGATCTGTTAGGCTGTTATTCGGTGACGTTGTCTGATTGTTAGTCGCCGTGTAGTTGGCGTTTGCGGACATGTTCAGACCAAACAACTTGGCAATTGGCTTAAGGATAAAACCAAACACCTTACTAACCGCACCGAGCGCCCCGCTACCCGCACCCTCAATAATGTGGTACACGGCGTCTTCGTCTTTGAGCGCGTCGAAGTCGTCTGTCACATCAGTATCATCGCCAATCTCACCGAGGTAGACGCGCACAGGCACGCCGTCCGGGATACGGTTAACGACAAACTCCATCGGCATCCCGACGTGTTTTGTACGGTCGAAAGCGCCGTCGGCGTTTCGCGTGTAGTGCAGGATTATCGCCAAAATTCAATCTCCGTGTACGTGTCTCTGAGGTCCGCCAGCCTGTCAAGCCGTACCTGACGTGACGCAAGCTCACAATGACTCACCATCCCGTCGAAGTAAACTCCCGCATGCCACACGATACGACCACCACGGCGATACCCCATAAGAACCGCGCAGAAGTTTTCAGGCGTATCAATTTTCGTAAGCCCCTTCGTGTCGCGGTGGCCTTCGTCAAACGCTTCGTTAATTGCCGTAGGGCTTGTAACGTCAAACGCCGGGGTCTCTAACCCGGCATCGGCCCGTACAATGCGTACGTGATGCCAGCAATTGCGTTTGCGAAAGTCGTAAGGTATGCCCGTGTAGTCGTTAATATTCATGTGGTCAACAGGCCGCGTAATAACGGTATCTCTTTAGGTGTCATCAGTATACCAGTGCTTCGTTGATTCAGCATAGGTGTACCGACATCTGCGGAGAACTCGCCCTTCTCCTGGTTGATGGCCTGCAACTCGTACACGACCGGGCCGTCAGCCGGGTAAGACAGGTCGGTGCTGACGTAACGGCGGAAGACGAATTTCGGCAACTCGGTATTGCTCATCGGAATTTTATCCATCTCATCATCCAGTTGATTGAGAATATCCGGTAAAGTAAACGTCGTCGTCTGGTCCATATCGCTATTATTAGCGGCCCCAGACGCTTCCATAGGGGTGGGTTCGAACGTGATTATTTCGCCAGTCTCCAGTGTTGCCGTAAGTTCCTGTAACCCGCGCACAAGATAGTACGTCTTCGACAGCAACGGGTGGCTGATTTGCAACGTGATGTAATCCATCTCGCCGTCTGGATTTGAGGCCAGCTTACGGCGATAGGCTGCTTCTACTGATTCCTGGCTCATAAGTTAACCGTCCACATTAAAATCAATACGGGTGATATATTTACTACCCCACGCAGAATCGGCCTGAGGGATAGTCGCGTAATCATCTACAGCCTGAACGTTTACCACAGAGCCATCGGAATAGGTTATGTTGATGCTTGTCGCGCCATTCATGGTTACTTTCGCGGACGCTGTCGAGCGGGTGACAACAACGGCATCGGTTATTACCGGGGATGTTGTATTTTGGTTTACCTCTACAGTAGCCGCGGATAATTTAACCCCTGAAACGCCATCCCCCGTAAATGACCCGGTAACTCCGTCTGAATATATCCATGCGTCCATCCGTATGCTCATTGTTTTATCTTCTGTTGCGGTAATCGTCTCCGATATTCGGAACCACCCTCCGCCTACGTCGGTTACATCTGTACCGCCTGGGCCGGAATAAATGCTACCATCCCGCAAATCAACAACTGCTGAGCCTAATACTGTAGGAAGTTCTCGCACGTACATCCGTATGAAATTGTATCCGTTTGCTTTTGCGAAGAAACTAAAAGTAACCATGTCGCCAACACCAACGCTAACATCTACAGTCTGGTTTATTAGGTGGTTACCGCTTGTGGCGGTAGCAGTTACGTCGTACGTGCCTGCGGCTGTTAAAACACCTGTTTCAGATACTGATACACTCACCAAACCTTTGTTCCAGTTTGACGAAGAGAAATTGCTTGAATATAGGAATCTGTTAGTTACTGATGCCTCCGGTGGCACACGCCCAACTGCCGAGCCATCGATAAACGTAAGTGGCCATTCACCGGCGGCGGACTGCACAAGATTGCCGTTTCGGTTGATGTAATAAACCTGCGGCCCGTCATACACAATGCGGCTATCAAGAGTCGACGCCAGAAGGTTAATCGGCGGGTATCCTGCAGGCCCTTCATTGCTCCAGATGCGCGGGAACGTCGTCTCGTAGTTCGCATATATTTTCAGGAAACTACCCAGACAGTCCCCGTAACAACCGTACAAATCCGGAAGATTGTTAATCAGGCACTGGTTCTCAAGGTCCTGGAACGGCGATTTCTCGGCGGTTGCCGTGAAAGTAATCGTCCAGTTAATGCCATCTTCGGTGGACTCAGCGATGGTGGACGTGATTGTTACCTGGTAATCCTCAATACCCATGCCGAAGTCGTGCGCCATCCAGAAACTTGACGCACCGCCGTCTACTTTTTCTAGGAACGACAGAAATGCCTGCCGCCCCAGCGCCGATGTAATCAAGGTTACGCTCACCGGGAACACGTCGTAATATGTGTCGCGTCCCTGACGCACCCCGCCACCGGCTAAATCTACACTCCAGACGTTGTTGCGTCTGGTCATTGAGTAGCCTTTCGACACAATAGGCTTAAGGCTACGTGGGAAATATAAGTCGGTCATTATTTAAACCCCGGCGCGTTTCTTGTGGCCTTGCGGGCCTTGCTAATCTTACTGTTGCTGTTCTGCAAAGACGCGGCGACTTGCTCCTCTATGATGATACGCAGACGGCCTTCATCATCTTGTTCTGTGGATACGTTGCCGATTTGAGAACTTGTGTTGTTTACGATAGTAACATTAGACGGGCCGGAAGAAGACCCGTTTTGCCCCATAATTTCTTTCATCTGCTGCGCGGTGCGCACGCGTGATGCACCAGCTGGCATGATAACTTCTGGTTTACCACGTTCTGCGATGGTGGAAGCCTGCCCCGCAGATAACTGACCGCCCTGTTCACGCGCGGACCGGATAGCGGAAACCTGCGCCATACCTGCACCAACGGCAGCGGCAGCGGCTACAGGGGCCAGGAACGGGCCAACTACAGGTATAGCTGCCGTTGACTTGTACGCCTCAATAGCTGCGGTGTACGTGGCGATAGTGGCCTGTACGATAGCGAATGCCTTGTACGCGCCAGAAGCCTCACCCAACGCAGACCCGATGTTTGAGGCCATGTTACCAAAGGCCGTTGCCGTTGCATCGGCACGTTTGGTTGCGTATTGCTCGTTGATGGCGTTAAGAGCGGCCTGATACTGCTTCTCGCTAATCAAACCCTGCTCGCGGTACTTATCCGCTACCGCCAGTTTCTGCTGTTCCTGGATGTCGAGAAGCTCAAGCTCAGTAGCGTTCTGACCCATAATCTGAGCCATGAAGTCGTCACCTTTCTGCTGCTTTTCCTGGGCTTCTTTCTGGCGTTTATCCAGTTCATCTTGTCGTTTTTGCCCGGCTTCGAGGACGATAGCTGTTTTAGCTTGTTCATATTCTTTCAGGGACAACGCGCCCTGGCTGTAGAACTCTTTTGCCTTAGCCAGTTTCTGCTGTTCCTGCGCGTCGATAGCCTTTAACTCGTCGTTGTTCTGACGGGCCAAAGTGTCGAGGTAATCTTGCGCCTGATTCCGCAATTGCTCTGCTTTCTTGGCGGCGGCTTTTGCTGCTTTATCGTCGGTTGTCCCCACCCCACCAGTTCCGCCCTTTTTATTAACAAGGCTGGCTAAGTCAATTTCTTGCTTCTTACGCTCGTCGTACTGCTTGCGCTGTTCCTCAATTTCTTTCTTACGCTGTTTCGAGCGGTCAGTTATTGCCTGTGATTCTGCCTCCGCGCGTTTTATGCTAGCGGCGTACGCGGCGTCGGCCTCTGCGGTCAGGTTTTTAAATGTTAGCGCCGCCGTTTTGCTCGGGTCAAACACGTCGGCAAGGGTCTGCCCTAACGCTACAGCGTAATCGTCGATGCGCTGGAACCACGCAATAACCTCGTGAAATGTCTGCTGGATGTCCGGCAACCACTCACGGATAGCATCCGGTATAGTCCCCAGCGAGTCAGACATATCAACGGATTTGTCCTCGGTATCGAATGCCAGGTCATTCAAGGCGTCGGAAATAAACTTGAATGACTCATTGAACAGCGCCACCCAATCCTGGAGCGTGGCGGCTATCTCATTAGACGCGATGGCGTCGGTAAGCGCCGTGATAGCGTCTTCCGCTGTGGCCGCTTGCTCACCTACGGCGTCGCCAAAACCAGACTGCGCCACCGCAAGAACAAGACCGTCGAAGGAGTCGGCGAGGCTCGATAACTGGCCGTCTAGCGTCTTAGAGCGCGTCTCCATCGCCCCGGCAAAATCGGTGTTGCCGATATTCAGGAGGTATTTCTGAATCTCTTCGGAGTTCTTCTTAACCGTGGTCGTTACGCCGCGGAACGTGAACGAAACTGTATCTGCCTGTTGCGACGACTTGATGCCGAACTCTTTTAAGCGCTCAAATTCAAATGTACTGGCGTCGGCAACTGCCTCAATCATCTGATTAAGGTCTTTACCCATAGCCGCCGCGGTGTTGCCGTAGGAGATTAACGCCTCTTTGCTGGGGTTCAGACCGAGCGCAACGAGCTTGGTAAACCCCTCTACCGCCTGATTGAGACCATACGGGGTCTCTTTTGCGAACTGTTGCAGGACGCTGAAAGCCTTAGCCGCGTTCTCGGCGCTCCCGGTCATCGTGATGAGGCCGGAGTTCAGCTTATCGAAGTTTCGCTGGGAATCCACCAGCGCGCTGAACACCTGCTTAGCGGTTTCCAGACTGACAACGGCGGCGGCGGCGGCCCCCGCCGCCTTGGTAAGCCCGTTCAGTTGTGATGTGGTTTTATCGACGCCGGTCGATGATACTCGTACTATCAAGCTAGCGGTATCAGCCATGATTTCTACCTTCAAATATTGCTTCTAAGCCCATGATAATGTCTATCTCGAACAGGCTAAGCTGTTTTTGCGTAACATCGAGATAGGCTTTCAGGTCTTGCCACGTAACAGATTCTCTTGCAAACAATACTACAGCGTCCTCGCGCACGTGTCGCGTAAACTTAATGTCGCAATACGTCTCAAAGGTGGATATAAAAAGGGGCGGGCATTCTGGCCCACCCCGTCGCGCTGCACGTTTTTTCTTATCGATTACACCCATCGCGATAAGCGCCTGTTCGTGTCCGTCGGCGATAGAATCAAACTCTCTGATTTTATGCTTATCCACAAACTCGTAGGTGGCGAACCTGTACAGCGCGTCTACTTTTCCTGTAATGCTTTACGCTCGGCGTTATGGAACGCCGCCACCTGTGTACCTAATGCCTTGAATTGGTCGAGCAATTTGCTAAACGCTTCCTTAGAGAAAGGCTCGTCAAAGCTCCAGCCGTTTACTACTTCTGCCGCAAGTTGCCGGTTGAGGTCTTCTGCCAGTTCGTTAACCGCCATGTTATATTCAGTATAATCACCAGAGTCTTTGGCAGCTTTTTCCAGTTCTTCAAAACGTGCCAGCCCGCGGCGGTACGCAATAATGAAAGCACGCCCCGCTTTAACGGCGACATCCGCATCGGGACTTACAACGTTAAGCCATTCACCGGAGTCTTCGCCGTTTGGCAGCAGAATGGGCATCTTCTTGCCTACCAGTGCTTTCTCTTCGAAATAAAAATCAGAAAGTTTCATTCTTTAATCCTTTGGTTAAGAGGTTACAGGTTAACGATAAATGCGCCAGACGGGAACCACCCGCTTTTCGTGTGCGACACTAGGCGCAAACTTATTCTATCACATTACTTGCACACCCCAATATAATAGGGTACTATTCACTTACACCAACAATGAAGGGGTTTAAAATGTCCAGTTTACCAGTTTCCTTAATTCTGTTTGCACTGCTCGCTTATTTCGCGCCTTTCCTGGTTGCGTACTTCCGTAACCATAAAGCGAAGTTAGCGATATTCATGGCTAATCTGTTTCTTGGTTGGGTTCTGCTGCCGTGGGTATTTATCTTAATCTGGGCGTGCAACTCGAATGTCAAAGAGAAGTGAGCTAGTATAGGACAAATCCTAAACACGAGGAAGTAAGCATGGCCCAGAAGAAAATAACCGACGAACAGTTACAGGAAGAATTGAACGCCGGGATGAAGAATGTAGACATCGCCCGTAAATACGGCATCTCAGACCGCGTTATTCGTATCCGTAAAGCGAAGCTGGCTAAGAAAGGCGTAGGTCACGGGCGAGACGTTAGTCACCTTGTGCCCGATGGCTACAAGATTAAGGGTACATCGTCTCTGGTGGACGAGTTCGGCAACACTAAGTTGCAATGGGTTAAGACCGACACCGATGCCGAACGTCAGGTAGAGTTGATGAAAGCCGTAATCGAAGGAATGAAATCAGAGATTACGCCAGTCGCCCCTGTTAAAGCGGCACGCGCCAAACGTGACGATAAACTACTCAATCTTTACACTGTGTCTGATTTTCATCTCGGTATGCTGGCATGGGCCGATGAGAGCGGCGACGACTGGGATATGAAGATTGCAGAAGACCTGTTCTCTCGATGGTTCGACGCGGCGTTTCAGAAAGCACCGGACGCGGGAACAGGAGTTATTAACCTTCTGGGCGACCTCGCTCACTTCGATAGTCTGGATGCAGTTACACCTGCAAGCGGGCATGTTCTTGATGCGGACACGCGCTATCAGAAACTTGTACGCTATATGATTCGGATGGTCCGCCGTGTCATTGATATGGCGCTGGTTAAGCATAAAAATGTTCGCTTGCTTATCGTGCAAGGGAACCACGACGAAAGCGGAATGATTTGGTTGGCTGAGATGTTCAGTACGCTGTATGACAACGAGCCGCGGGTGTTCGTCGATACGTCGCCGGATGTTTACAAGATGGTGCAACACGGCAAAACGACGCTGTTCTTTCATCACGGTCACAAAGCACGCTTCGACGCTATCGAACCAGTTATGATTGCCAAGTTCCGCAAAGCGTTCGGCGAGAGTATTTACAGCTACGCCCACGTAGGCCATCTGCACCACCAGAAGATTGTAGAAAGCCGTAACATGATTGTTGAGCAACACCGCACCTTAGCGGCTAAAGACGCCTACGCCTCTCGCGGCGGATGGATGTCGGGCCGCAGTGCAAATGTAATTACTTATAGCGCCGAATATGGCGAGGTCGCACGTTTAACTATTTCACCGGAGATGCTGGGATGAAAGATATTGTAATTTTCGATTTAGACGGGACATTGGCCGACGGTACCCATCGCTTACACCTGTTACCAAAAGATAACTACGGAGAAACGTGGGCGTGGAAGCCATTTAACATGGCCTGCAAAGATGACGCTCCGATATACGACAATATCCATTTGTGTAGCGTACTGTGGCATTCCGGACTTACTATAATTATCCTTACCGGGCGAAGTGATGACGCTGAGGAGGAGACTCGCGAATGGTTACGAGAGAATAACGTTAGGTTTGACACGCTAATCATGCGCAGCAAACACGACAACAGAAAAGACATCGTAATTAAAGAAGAGGTGTTGCGTGCTTTCGGACTGGAAAGAATCTTGTGTGCGTTCGACGACTCTCCAGCGGTAATAAAGCATTTCCGTGACCTCGGCATAACCGCACACGCAGTTACCGAATACGACTGTAACGGGAACTCTACACACTTAAAACCACACGGGAGCGATAAATAATGGCTAAGGTAATTATTCTTAATGGCCCTGCGGGTTGCGGGAAAGACACGCTTGCTATGGCGCTGGTAGAAATGGGCTTTGCGAAAGGAACTACCAGTTTCAAGAATCCAATGTTCAATATTGCTTTGGCAGCGTTAGGCCAGGATGCTTACCACGAATTTCTCGACGGCTACGACGACCGGGCGCGGAAAGAAAAACCCGAGGGTTTTCTTAATGGGTTGTCCCGCCGCCAGTTAATGATTGCCATTTCTGAGCAATTCATTAAACCGGTATTCGGCGATGATTATTTCGGTAAGTATCTTGCTGAAAACTTGCCTGACGGCGACGAAGTTTTTGTAGTGTCCGACGGTGGATTCGCCAGTGAAGTTGCCCCTATCGTCGCCGCGGGGCATGACGTGCGAATCGTCCGCCTCCATCGTGACGGCTATACGTTCATCGGCGATAGCCGTGGCTATCTGTACGATGTTAGTGGTGTAAAAGATTACGACACCTACATCATACCGGGTGACGTTAAATCGAACGTTATAGACATTGCTTTAAAATTAGGTTTGTAAGAAAAAGGCCCCGAAAGGGGCCTTAGTTTTATGCGTAGGTGATACGCTGGATAACAATAGACGACTGGTACTGGTTGCCAGTAGCCTGGCCTTCAATGGACTGAGTGATTGACTCGGGTCCGCCAATCTCTGGTGTTACTGCTGTAAGCTCTGCGCGTTTCAAACTGAAAGACATCGCCCCGTTTACCCCAGCCAGAATAGAGTTAATCTCTACCTGCTGTTCGTTGATAAACTTCTGGATCATCGCCATGTCGTACAGCTTGCCAGAGATAGAGAATGTGTTAGCTGCGCGTCCACGTTCGACGAACGCCACGCTACTGTTACCGAGTTCGAACTGCGCGGAAGCTCCGTTGTCGTTGGTGATGGTGAGAGTATCGCAACGCAACGGCGTGGAGCCATCGAACACCGACACATCTACCGACGAGAACGGCTCATCGGTGAACGTAACCTGAGAGAAATCAGAGCCAGACGGCGGCGCGGTAAGAATCTCCTGACTCAGGCCGATGAACGGGAAGCTGCCGGTGACCATGGCGTTAACCGCCTGCTCTACGGTAAAGCCAGAGATTTCCACACCTTTGGTCAGCATGTACGCGTCCGGGTTACCACACTGGCCCTTGAACCACGTCAGGATGGAGAACGTCTTACACGCGTTACCGGTTTCCAGCTTGTCGCCAGTTTTTGCGTCAGTGGTTACTGTCTCTGCTGTCAGCGTGTGCTGAATACCTGCGCCCGTAACTACCAGAGCGGAAACCGCGGTCACGATAAACGGTTTTGCGTTGTCGCCGGTTAAGTCGGTGAACGCAATCAGGTCGCCAACTTCTACACCGTCAGTAATGAAGCTACCGGCAGCGCGGGTGAATGTTTTACCTGCTGGGGCGACCGTAATTTCGGCGCCAGTAATCTCTACCCCAGCTTGCCACGTAGAAGTCATCGCTCCCGCAAGGAAATCATCCTGGCTACGAGAGCTAAGTTCGATGGCGTACTCCCCGCTAACCTGTTTGTTACCGGTTCGGATGGATGTAGTTTCACGGCTGCCGTCTAGTTCGTTGGAAGTCAGCGCATCGCGGGTTACGGCAGGAACACCGCCAGTGTTACGCAACGGCGACCAGACAGGGTTAGCCGGTGTTACGCCCGGGGTAGTTTCCGCCACATAGAATTGCGCGGTATTCGCGCCCTTAAAAGGAGTTGTAGCCATATTCACAGCCTCTTGGTGAATGCAATAAAGTTAATTGACAATGGTCTTTTGGCCCATCCGTTTTCTACAATCAGCGGCCCCAGGCTAACCGATTGAACCTCGGCGCAGATGTCGTTACGTGAAAATGACTTACCTGCTTTAAACGCCGTGTTAAGTAAGTCTGCCATTTTATTGATTGGCGCGCTACCTTTCACCGATGCGCAGTTAATGTCTACCTGATAAACACCTGAGCGTTGTTCAGTGAAGAACAAGTCTGCCTGTTCCGTATCTGCCAGCAACATGTAACTTGCCAGATACGGCGTATCGGTTGACGTCGGCGCGTCGATGTTTTCAAGCGCGACCTTGATGCCGTTGGTTGTCCCGAAGGCTACCAGCGGCACGTCGAACGCTTTGGTTAAGTCCTCAAAGTAGCCCATCATTTCACCTTATTGGCTTCTTCATTAATTAGTTGCTGGAAGCGTGACACGTTAGTCCTGACCATGCCTTGCGGGGCCTGTTGCGACCAACCGTACTCAAGAGGTTGGGCGTACGGCAGGTTATTAGTCAGCGTGAACTCGTGCCAGTCTGCGGCTTTCAGCACAAAACTAGTGGCGTTTCCTATTGCGATGTTACCAGACTTGTCGGTAGCGTCTGTAGTTCCTGAAGCGGGGGTTCCTCCCGACGCCATCCAGTTCATACGAAAACGCCCTTTGTCTACCGGACTCGCCTTTATAATAGCGGAAAACAGCTTGATAGACACCTGACGCATCACCGTTTCAGGATTCTTCTTCGCCTTCTCGACGAACTTAGAGACATCAAGCGCGAAACTCATTTTCTCACCTGAATGAAGTAGGCCACAACATCATCGTTAACCATCTTCTTCTCGATGGCTACTACTGACCATTGCTCGCCGCCGAATTGCACCTTGTCTTCCATTTTCGGAACGACGCTGTAATCGGCTTTAACAATCATGTCTCCGGCCTGAATGGTTGTACCGTTAACTAAACCTGCGTTAACCGGAACAGGCGCGGCTTTCAACGGCAGCACTTCATCCGCAGACCAGACGTATTCACCGAGAACCTCATCCCACACTTTCGAGCCAGCGCGAACCAGAGATACCGCGCTGCCGAATTTGGTTAGCAGGCGTGTACCCACGCCCTGCATACGTTTACTAAAGGCGGTGCTCATTACGCAGCCTCCAGTCTCGAGATAACCAGTAACGCAGAAGGTGCTGTACCCCACGCGGTTACGGTCGCGGCCTGTGGGTATACACCGCCGAAGTTCGTCCCGGCACTGTCACGCATAATCTGAACGGCAAATGTTTGCCCGGCGGTTGGATTAATCACCACACGGGATTCAATAGGGATGGTGGTTTCCGCGCTAACCAGTTTCGTAGCTGCCGGTGAGCCGTATTGCGTGCCGTTAACCAGAATGCGTGACAACAAGATAGACGTACCACTGGCTCCGGTGCGCCCGGCCTGTAACTTGATGCGAACGGCATAGTTACCGGCTGTGTTGAAAGTTACCAGACCTGCGGCGTTAATCATAACCGGGTCGGAGGCGCTACCTTGCGCGGCACCGAAGGTTAGCTGCAACGCGGTATCGACCGCGGACGGAGCCTGGACGACAGTAGACGCAGCGCGAAGCACCTCAACCTCTTTCACGCCAGGAGTGGCATAAATAGGCGAGTCAGCCATTTGAGTGAGAACACCGCGTAACTTCTCCGGGGGGATTAACCCGGTTGTGTTATCTGGCAATTCAGACCCGATTAGCGCAAATATCTCTGTTTTAGTCTTCGCCATTTTTAACCCCGGTACACGTTAAACGAGAAGCCATTGTTAAGGCCGCCGCAAAGAAGCGGGCGCAAGGCATCATCCGCTGCGGTGATTGATGTAGTAGCGCCAGAGCTGCCGTTGTTGAAGTAGGTGACTGTTACCGCGCCCTCTACGCGCTCGGTCTGTACTGAACGCCCGTCTGAGTTGGCACGTACCTCTGTGCCAGAACCGTATGTTACAGAGGCGATTACCTGAGCAAGAATTACCTGCTTAGGAATTACATTATTAGCCACAGGGAAGCCGTTCAGCGTTACCCCGGTTCGCGGGTACGCCAGTGACTGCTCGGCGGACACACGGCGACCACACATCTGCGGTTCAGACAGGCCAACATAAGTAGCGCCGTTGCGCAGGGCCACCTCTGCGGCAGTATCGTCCGCAGGCAACTCCAGACCGTAATTAGCCGCTAACGCGCGGGCGTCAGCCAGACTAACGTAACTGTCAGCGTCAGGTACTATCGACCCGTCTTCCACGATTAGCGGCATAAATTATTCCTCTGACTTACGGCGACGACGCTTGGCACCACCGCCGTTGTTGTGCGCTTCTTCGTTGTCCGGTTGAGCTGCGACCAGTTCATCAGCTTCTACCACACCGCGAACAGGCATCACCTGACCGTCAACAACATCAACGTGGGTGTACTTTTCGCGGATTACATAATTATCTGCCATGGCCTTTCCTTATTACGGCCCCGAAGGGCCGTTGCATTAAGATACAGTTACTACGGAGCTACTGGAGATAATATTACCATATACATCCTGAACAACCACTTTATACGTACCGGAATCGGTAGACGCGACGGTGGTTGATTTGGTGTACGTAGCTGCTGTAGCGCCTGCGATGGCGTTATTATCCTTGAACCACTGATAGGAATAAGGAGCCAGCCCACCGGTCGCCACAACGGTAAGGGTTAACGCGTTAGGTGCGGTAACCGCGGTAGTAGCCGCAAGCGGGGTAGAAAAAGATGCTGGTGAGATATTTGCCATGTCGATTTCAACCTGACCGTCGGCAGGAGAATCATCAGAAACACCGGTAATACGACGCTTGATTACATCAACCATTTTTAATCTCCTTATGATTCGATTACACCGGCGGCGCGTAGTTGCGCCAGAAGTGCATTTAGTTTAGTGCCTACGGCGTTAACCGCGGTCTGTGCGGACGTAGCAACCGCGGCGACATCCCCACCAGTAACGGTTTGCGTACCGATGTTCGCTACCGCAGCACCCTTCTTAACCAGTCCGGCGGTTTCTGCCGTTGCTTCTGGCACAACATTACTGAAATCGGTGTTCTCAAGGCTGCGAGGCAAGCCTTTTCCGGTCTTAGCCATAATTTACCTCTTAGTAAAAGAAAAGGGGACCGAAGTCCCCTTAGATTATACATACAAATTAAGCACCAACACCAGTTACCAGGAAGGCAATAGGTACATGCTTACGGTCAACAACACGGTTCCAGTTGGAGGCGTTCGCCAGGTCCTGCCAGGAAGCAGAGCGGGCGATAGTCTCGGTCCCGTTGCCAGTGATTACCGCGCTGGTGAAGCTGTAACCAAACGGATGCAGCAACCAGGTCTTACGGGTCCACAGGGTTTCAACGCCACCACCGTTACCACGAGACGCTTCGCGTTCGTATTCCAGCGGGTTAGACGGGTTGCCCTCGCCGTAACCGATAGCACCGTTACCGAAGATGATGGAGATGAACTTACGGCTCGGGCCGGTGCCGACTACGGTCATGCTGTCGTCAACAATCACGCGGTAGCCCTGGTAAGTAGCAAACATGGTGTTGTTATCGGCGTCGCGGATGAAGTCGATAAGCTGCTGTTTACGTGCCTGCGCATATACGAAGCTGTGCATCGCGATAGCGCCCAACACTTCACCGCCGTTGCCCATCAGCGCATCACCCATAGTCTGGGTAGCGTCGATGAACGCGCCCGAGTCGAAGCCCAGGGTGGCGGACACGTCCACTACCATGTCGTTCTGCTCGTGGTATGCGTCGGTAGCGGCTACGTTGTCGTTGTACAGACCGAGCGCGGTAGCAATCAGACGGCGTTGTGCCTGACGCTGCCAGAAGTTATCCAGACGGGACGCTACGGATTGCAGCGGGTTCTGGCTGGTCAGTTCAACAGTCAAATCCGCCTGGCCGAAACCTTCGTTCAGATAAGCCACGCGAACATCCATCTCACCGGTTTGCACGTTACGTGGGGTGGCGACATCCTGATACACATCGTTCGAGTAGTTCGGTTCGATAGAGGTATCAATCGCTTTCCAGTACGGCAGAACAGCTTTGTTGGACGGGCCGTTTGCGATAGCGGCGGCGTACGGAGTCGAGGTAAGGATACCGGACTGGAAGAACGCGGTTTTCTCTACCGGGTCCTCTGTCATGTAGGACAGGATTACCGATTCTTTACCAGTTACGATATCGCCGATAGTAGTAATTGCCATTATTTTTTCCTCAGGGCTTTAAGTTGCCGTTCAAATTCGGCAGGGTTCGATTCGTACAGAGCGATACGCTCCGCTTCACTCATGTCTTTAAACGCTGGTGCGGCCCCGCCGCCTTTGCTACCGGAAGCCCCGCCGCCGGAAGCTGCATTTGCTTTAATCAAATGCGAAAACGCTTTGTGTTCGCGCAGGTATTTGCGGAACTGTTCCGGGTCAGTCGTGATTACGTTGCCATCTGCACCGACAAACTTAGTAACCACGTCATCACCCTCGAACTCAGTCTTAACGAACGGAGCAAGAATGTCTACTGCTTCCGGGGTAATAAAATCACCTGCGAAAGAGCCTAACACCGCTTTACGTTCGCTGCCGAGGATGCGCTCTGCCATTTTGGAGATGCGACCATCTTTCTCGGCTAACACCGGGTCATACTGGCTACGAATCGTCTTTTCGAACTCGTCCATCTTACCGGCGGCTTTTAGCGCCTCCTGGTGCGCGCGCTGACGTTCCTCTTCGGCCTCTTTTGCTTTACGGGCGGCTTCTTTCTTCTCCGCCAGCAATGCTTCCTGATTGGCCTTAAGTCCGGCAACTTCTTTCTCAATCATCGCCTGAACTTCTTCAGCGGTGAACATTTTTGGAGCGTCGCCACCGCCAGATTTATCTTCTGCCCCAGCTTCTTCCTGGAACGGATAGTGTAAAAAACGATTCATAGTCAGTATGTCCCCTGGACGTTGGAATCCGGGCCTCCCGGATTTACATGTCAAGAATAAATTATTCCAACATACAAGGCAACTATTCCAGAATATTCCTCACGTAATCCTGCAACATGAACACTTTCAGTCTCAGTTGCCGTGTGCATTCGGCGTTCTGAACGTCGATGGCTAAATCCTCGTCAGCGTCGCTACTTGGCGGTGCCAGTTTGCACGGTGGTTGCATCATCGTCGTATCCGGGGATGGAATTGGCGTTTGCAACGGCGCGGGACTTGAGCAGGACGCGAGCATCATCGAAAGTGCACACGCTGCGACCAGGCGTTTTAATGTACTTAACGACTTCACGTGTAATTACCTCTGATTTCGTCTTACCTTCGTTGTCAGCGGCTGCGGCCTTTGATTCATCCTGCTGCTGCCGTTGTGTTTTCTTCGCTAGCTCAGCCTGTGCTTTCTGCTGTTGCTGCGAAACGAGATTAGCACGGCCTTCACCCCAGCCGCTGCGGTATTGATAGATGCCGTGTGCGTAGGCCAGGACGACGAAACATGCTCCGGCTACGACAGTTGCTTTAAGATTCATGTTTCCCCTTTCTCGATAAGTAAAGCCCCGCCTTAAAGCGGGGCGCTAGTCCTTATCATTTAAACATAGAAACGGCGTAATCTCAGTAAACCAGTTACTTTTTACACAAGCAATAGAGTATGGCCCTTCCGAACGCGTCAGCGTAACTACACTCAGGACTTACGTCCCGCTCCGTTACCTGCCCGCGCCGCGGTCGCTTGTTCATACTTCACAAGCTCAGGTGGAGCTTATCATATTTTCAGTGAAAAGTCAACTATTCGAATAGTTTATTCCAACGTTTACAATTGAGTGGAATAACTGGAATACGTAAATAAATAGTTTGCGCACACCAACATAATAGGGTACTATTCAGTTAACTTAAACAGGAGATGAGAAATGGTTACTACAGTAATTACTTTCCCTGCGTATGTAGGGGCAAAAATCTGCAGGGCTAAAAATGATGTGCGCTACTATTTGAACGCTTTTTACATAGACCCTGAAGGATTGATAGTGTCTACGGACGGTCATAGATTGTTCTGCGACAATGTGAAGACCAATGTTGAGAAAGGGACTCTCATAGACATCAAAGGGAGAGAGCCTTCTAAATTTAACTACGCAGAGGTAAACCACGACAACGGCAGTGTAACTTTCTATGACGATAATCGTGCGCTTATATGCACGCTTCCGGTAGATGTTGTAGAAGGAAACTTTCCTGACTGGAGACGCGTGGCGAACATCACACCGGGTGTTGTCGATAGTATAGGGTTCACTCTGCGCTATTTGGCAGACGCGTACAAGATTTCTAAGGCATACAAAAATGAAATTGCTCGTTTCGATTTCCAGGACCAAACCAGAGGATGTAAAATACTATTTTCAAACACGGCCTTTATGGTGTTAATGCCTGCGCGATTTAAATAAAACTAAGGCCCCATAATGGGGCCTTTTATCATTCTGTCTTAGAGACCTTCGCCGCTTTGCTTACGGCCTCTGCACCATCGGCATCAGTAACTTTAACGAAGTATTCACCAGCCGCATTAACAGTCAGAGACAGAGCCTCTTCCGGGGCGTTCACCACTTCCTTCCCGTCTTTGTACCAGGTCAGTACATACGGCGCTTTACCCGCCTTAACTTCGACGGTGATGGTGGCGCTACCGTCGACCAGCTCGGTGTCTTTCGGTTGCACAGAGAAATACACATCACCAGCATCTGCCAGATACGGAATCTCATAAAGCATACCAGCAGCAGAGAGTGCGATACCGGTCTTGTCCGCATACGGCATCTCGTCTACAGGTGTACCTAGTACACTTTCATCTTCAACGTAGGTTACGTTCTCACCAGAACCGGATACACGGGCGTACTGGACTACGCGACGCGACGGCACATCAGTTACTTTAAAAAAGCCCATAAACTAAACCTCTTTCATTGAGTTAATCTTACGTAAGACGCCTTCGAAAAGGCGTGGGTCTATGCTATCGCAAAGACCTTTGTATTCATATGCTAATTCAATTTTTCTATGAAACCATGCTACGTGTGCCTCTTGAGCGGTTTCGTAAGCGCCTATTTGTTCAGATACGCCATCCACGGATACTTGAGCGATGAATCTTTTCTTTTGTTTATGGAAATGTACGCCGAGTGGGTGTTCGCCTCGAAGAGCGTCGTGGGCTGTTAGGAAAGTATTGAGGGATTTAGGGATGAAAACACAGTTAGAAGCATCGTAAACCTTATTTCCCGGGTTAAGTAAATCCTTATCTATCTGCCACCCAGGTACATAAAAATCATCAAACCAGACCTTGAAATTACTGAACACCAACCAATCGTCCGACACGCGGCAACCTATATAAGTTCTGTTTCTTTGCTGCCATTTCTTGTCGTAGCACCTCTTTAACATGTTCTTCCATACGGCGTAGGACGCTATATGCACCCCTCCGCAACTTATTGGTGAAACATCGTTAATACCCACACCAAAAACAATTCCCATATTAAACCCTATAAGAAAACCCCATGAAGATTGGTCGATGCCAGAGATAGGCATACCTTCATGGGGTTATATTCTTTCTCTATTTTTAGTAGTTCACCGACCAAAGCTAGCTACTAGATATACTTTATACCGACCTAAGATATTCAGCAACCCTGTTATCTAACGCCGCCATCTCCTTCAAGGTTAAAGGTCTACCAAAAGCGTCGACGGATATTACCCGGAATTCCTCTGGGGATATCCCACTATTCCTGAATATAGCACCGCGGGTAGGTCCGAGTGCTTCATCCACGAACCATGCCGGTTGCTGTTTCAGGAACTCGTAATAGGTGGTGTCTGCGCTTACCTGCATACCGCCGTCCGCACCCTTAGCCGCGCGTTTTGCACCTTTATCTAGGAAGTCGAACTCCGAACTGATTACCGGTGCAGTGGTACTTCGACATCCAAAATGGGCGGGGGGCATCGGACCTTTACCGATTTCCCACGTCATCCCGTCTCTGGCCCTGCAAATCGTACTGGTACGACTGTCCAGCGTTGACACCCATTCGTATTTCTCGATGATGTCGTCGTTCTGGCGGTATGTCTCGTTGCGGGCTTCGTTGGATACGTGAGACAGCGCGGTGCGGATTACCGTAGCCGCGTTGCGTTCAGAGATGTCCGCCAGCCCACCAGCGCCTACGACATTTTTAACAATCTGCCGTGTGGTTTGGCCCTGAACAAACCCCATCTTAACGCCGGTTACGAGGCGCGCGGCCTCCGTTTCACCCCAGCCTGCCATCAGCTTAGTGAAATCGACGGGCTTGTCGCTTAATGATAAGGGTTGAAACTCGGCAGCGGACCACACCTGTTCGGCGGTAGGCGTAACAAATTCCGCGTCAACGTTGGCGGTCAGTGTTTTTACGTTCCACTCAGCCTCATATGCGGCCAGTTCCTTAAGGTCTTCTGCCAGTTTTGTTTGCCAGTCACCTGTAAGCCCGGTTAATGCTTCTTCGAGGTCGCGTAACAGTTTATTCAGTCGCGCAGTGCTTCGCCCGTCATCGCCGAAAAGCAGCACCTGCCGTTTGATTTCGTCCCGCATCTCCTGAATAAACGGTGCGAGGTCTTTCACTTCGCCGGATGCGGCGCGTTGCAGCCATATCTGGTGGCTGATTAGAGATGTAAGTAAGCTCATAGATAAACCCTGTGGCGCTAAAGTTAATAGCATACTATAAGAAAGCCCCTTTCGGGGCTATATGTGAACTTACTGCTGAGTGACATCTTGTTGCTGCGCCGACTGCGGAATCTCTCCTGCCACCTGAGTAACAGCACCTAACGGCAGAGGTGCGTCCTCAATAGCGTTCTGAATATCCTCGTCGGTCCAGTCAGTCACCCCTGCTTTACGCAACGCGGCGTAGTATGCGGTCGCTGGCAGCAGACCGGCATTAATGTCCGCCATCCACTGAGCGCGGTCCTGAGCGGTCATCGGTTGCAGGAAGAACTCCATATTCAGCTTGAACTCAATCTCAGTACCGTCACTAAGCCCGAGCATCGTGGCTACCCAGCGCAACGCATCGGTATACGCCATGCTTACGTTACGTGCGATTGTCGCCATAACGGACGTGTCAGCACCACGTTGCAGGCGGGCCGATTCAGCGGTGATTTGCTGCGTCGGGGTAATAAGCTGTGCGCCAATCTGGATGGCCTGATTCTCTTTATCCAGCATATTCTGTTTAGCCAGGTTATTCTCTCCTGCCTGAACAAGAAACGCGTTGCCGCCGTAACCGATGTTATGGCCCGAACGTGAACCCATTCGCACGCCGTGGGGGTTGACCTCTTTCCACTGCTCCATGCTCATGTTCTCGCCCGGGGCGATGAACAAAGTTGGCTGGCCTACTACGAAGCTGGATTCCTCATTGTCCGCGCTGTTGCGGAAATGCCCGATATTAAGTTCAGCCAACGGCAGCAAAGGTGCGTCATCAACCGTCGCGTCGTTATTACTCGCACCAATAAACGTGAATGGGATTTTTCCGCGCAACTGTTCGCCCAGTTCCGGGAAGATTTCTTTTACATCACCCTGCGCACCACCTTCGGCATCGAAACGGTATATGCGCTGGCGATAGCGGCTGTCAATCAGGTCAAGGACACGGTATTGCTCACCGAACTTGGTTTCAAACTCTGCGCCAGGTTCTGAGTATTCCCACACCTCACGCAGCACGACCATTGTCACACGGTTAACCGAACCGATGCGGGTCAGTCGCCAGTTGATGATGTTCTCTGCGGTATAGAAAGCGATGACCGGGTTTAATAATCCAGCGTTCTGCTCTGCTGCCGTTGCGGCGGCGGTCTCCGGGGCGTCCACCAGCAACCCGCCACGACCCACCGAGTCAATCTCCATTAGCGTATCCTGGGCGTGCTGCCACAGCCCTACACCTGAGCCATCCGCGTTGCGTAGCAGGTACTCTAGTTCAGGAGGGATAATCTGCTCCGGGTCTTTGCGCATGACACTGCCAACCATCCCCGCCAGAGTGCGCTTGGTGAAGTTGTAGCAGATAGCGCCGTTCTCATATTCTTCCTGGCGCTGTGCTGCGTAGGCCGGATCCGGTTCGTTCTTCCCTACGTTGCGCAGATAGCGAATAAGGTCACCTTCCAGAGCGTGGCGCACCTTCTGCCATTTATCGAAGTGATGCAGCCATTCCCGGTGTTTTGTCTTAACACCCTGATTCTGACCGTTCATAGTTAACATTGAATAATCCTCTTAAAGTGCGAAAGTCACCGGGATGTTGATTACTGGTTTAACCACCGGCATCTCGTAAACTACAGGATAGCCGAGAGCATCCGCCATATGGTCAATGATGCCGTCTTTAGCTGGCTCTCCGTTATCGTCGTATGCCTGCTGCTCCAGCGTCTTTGCTATCTCAGGGCATAAGTGGTCGTTAACCCACAGCTTACCTTTTTCCAGCGCGGTATTCACGGCTAAAACACGGTCTTTAACCGGTGGGTTGGCGGATTTAGCGCGGACATCAAAACCGGCCTGCTGTAGTAAGGCAATATCGGAGATTGATGCCGAGTTGGTTTTGCGGTTCTTGCCGCTGGCGTCGGGGTAAACGACGATGCGGTGGCCTTGTGACTTCCACTTCTCAGTAATTACGCGCACGGTGTCTGGTGTATCGAACAAGCCTTTCAGTTCTGCTACCGCGTGCCAGCCGTCTTTACGTTGCACATACACGGCGCTGGCGTTTTTCGTAACGTTGAAGTCCTGCCCGATGTACAGTGTGTCGCCTGGCTGAATCGTCTCTTTGCTGCGGTGCTTGCGACGGTCATACGCGTAATACACGCTGCCGGATGTCAGGTTGACGAACTCACCGTTCAGATACGCGTTAATCAACTGTGCTGGGTAAGTCTCTGTCAGCGAGCTGATGTAATCCGGTGGCAGGAAACGCGCGTTCTCGTGTGTTGAAGCCTGCACCATCGAGTAACTCGGTGTCGGATTCTCTTTGAACTTGGCGTAGACGAACTTGAACCCTTCCGGCGTCGTGGTTACGGAGATGTGGTTAATTACACCCGGGATAACCAGACGCATACGGGCTACAATTTTGTTCCACGCCAGTTCCGCCTTCTCGCGGCTCAATACGTCCAGTTCATCCACGACCGCAGCAGCGATTTTGAAACCTACGATAGAGCCAGGGTTATCCATCGAACGGCAGATAACCGTCCCGAGAACCGTCTTACCGCGAGTAACCACGACTTCTTTGTCACCGGATTTAACCAGCACATCAAGGCCGAGCAGGTTAGCCGCTTCCTCGAATGTCGGGTAGAAGATGTCGCGGATAGCTGGATATGTGGGGCCGAAGTAACCCAGGCGCGTACCTGGATGCTTGAGCATAAACGTAAGCAGGTCAAGGCAGCCAACAAATGTCTTTCCGCTGCCGAAGCCTCCGACGTAGGCCTTGTACTTGTTATCGCAATTCAGGAACAGCGCCTGAGGGGCGGATAGCTGAATACTCATTCCTCTACCTCGCCCATGTTTGTGGTAACTATTTTGCCTACGGGCTCCGCAACACTGAAAATAATCTCAGTCGGTGCCGTTTCTTCGGTGGATTCGACCGGTTTCTCTTTGCTAAGGCCTAGCTTCGCGGCAGCAAATGTAGCCGAGATGCCCGCGGCCCCGGTCTCGGTGAAGTATGCCTCTTCCAGTGCCTGTGCAGTTTCATAGGCTTCTGCAAATGCGGGAATCTCGCGCAGCCATAGCTTAATAATCGGGATAGTGACGCCGATGTGTAAGGCGAAGCGGGCCAGTGACGGTGGTTTATCCTGAATCAGCGGGCGTTCGTCACCCTTGGACGTAGGTACAAGTTCCCACGACGTGCGGTCGAAGAACTCGATTAACGCGTCGCAATAGTCCGGGTCCCACAACGCGGCGGAATTACGGGACGATTGATAAAGGCTCTGTTTCCCACGCGGTCGCCTACGGCGGCGGTTTGCACTAACAGCTTCTTCATGTGCAGCTTGCACCACCTCTGGCGATGGCTGCTTGAGTTTCAGCTTCATAGAATCCCCTTGCATATGCGTCTGACCATCAGAGCGCACCAGACGCGCCCTACGCGTCTAAAGGGATTATATAAGGGGATTGGGCGGGATGTACAGAAAAGCCCTCCGTAGAGGGCTTGTATCAGTTATATAGGCCGTGTCGTGGTGCTCTCTTACCGTCGCCGTCGTAATGGTCATTAGCTACGGCGATAGCCCAGGCGTTAGGGATGATTAGTAACCGCATTCGTTCTCCTCTTTAGCAATACGTTGTTCAGTTTTAGTGATGCCACGGCGCGTGAATAACACCGGGCTTGTCTTAACGTGCGTCATCAGACGGTTGTTATAGATTACGTGGCGCTCACATTTCACGTCTTTGCTGTACTTCGCGATCGTCATTTCGTTGAGGCCAGTTTGTCGGCATGTCTCCGCCATCGTGCCGAATTCTTTAATCAGGTTAGGAATGCTGGTAATCATCCTAAGAAATTCCTCGTTGTCCACATCGCATTCGGATATTTGTTATCGCGGTCCTGCACTACGGCAATCACGTTACCACGTTGCACCAGGCAGAAGTGCCGTTGTTGCTCACCGTTGTAGCGACGCCAGATTGCTTCTTCGATTGCCGCATTAATGTCACTGAACACTGTCTCTACCCCACATAAACCCAATCAATACGCCGATAAAATAACCTGCTGCGACAAGGCCAATAACCACCTCAAGACTCATACTCAACCCTCCATACTTAATAGCACGTATCCAGGCAGTTCCGCCAGCTTGATTCCTGCCATAACAGGCTCAAAATGCTCAGGTAATATCTTTAGTTCGTGAAACATACTCTCACCCAACTATCTCATCACCAAGCCACGCCGTTTCTCGTATATCATCGACCACACAGGCGGCGTGCTCACGGCTAATTGCAAAAATGTAGAAACTAAACTTCTTCCCGTCGGCGTCGATATGGTTAACCGAGTAGGGTTTCCACAGGACACCATCAATTACTACTGGTTTAGGCGACTTCATACGCTTTACCGCATTTTAAGCATGTGACTCGATGCACCCCATCAACTAAATGCAGGCGGTAATCATGCTCGCAGGCGTTCATCTTTTCCCCTTCTCCTCTCAACAACATGAGAAGAACCTTAAATGCGGCTAACTGGTACTCACCGTTAATCGACAGTTGCCCGCCTAGCGTCTGTTTCTCCGACTCAAGCACCAGAATACGGCGCTCGAGCGATGCGATTGTGATTTTAGGCATTATTCTGCTCCCTCATAAAAATAACCATCGAAACTGTCGTTAGTAGGGGAAGGTTTGTTCAGGTTAAAGCGGTTAATCAGTTCGCGGCGTTGCTCCATCAGACGGTCTACCTTATTTGCGTAGTACTGAATCATAGTATCCAGGCAAGCAATCTCTGATTCGCCGTTGTCGGCAGGGCGGAGCGCAGCTTCTACACACGCTTTCTCATATTCACGGTCAGTCATTTTTACGCTCTCCCCACATGCGATTGAGATACTTGTTCTTGTCCGGCCCAGGGAAACTGTTACGTTTCATCAGTTCCTCACGTGTCGGGAACGGTGTGTGACTGACTTTACGGCCTACTCGTAATGGTTGGCTTACTTGACCTTGTTCGCTCATCACTTAACCTCAACATAATCGGTAGTAAGGAATACAATTTCGCCGTTAACAATCAAAAGCGGTGTATCTTCGATGACGCTTTTAACCTCTACAAAATACCCACCGTAACTGTCGTCTATAAACAGAACGTCTCCAGGTACTAAATCTGCGGCTAACTTGCTCATTTCTTCTCTCCTGCATAAGCTGCTTTCAGTGTCTGCATCGCGGCGAACCAGAACGCGTCCGCGGGAATGCTGTTGCTCAGGTTACTAACGGCGATTCGTGCCATCAGTTGTGCGTCTTTGAATGCTTCGATGTCTGTGATTTTCATTTCTCTCTACTCCGTTCTCGTTGTCGATGGAGTAAATATAATAGGGTCGAGGGTAATAGTCAACTAGTCATTGCAGAAAATAGATAAAAAAAATCCCGGCTAGGTCAGGGCCGGGAGAAACAGAGAGCAGAGGGATGATACAGGAGGTTGGTGAAACCAGTATGAAGCTGCCGTTGTTGGGTGTCAACAGAGATTTCCGGCTCGCGTTACCGCACATCGGCCTGACCTTGTCACAGGTCCGCGCGGGGGATGATACCCGGAATGCCCGCAATGTTGTTTATCTTCTGTTGACGAAATAAAACCCGGATTCGCGGTCCGGGTTTCGGGGTGGGGCAAGCACAAACAGCGCAGGGTGATTATATCAGCCTTTCACCGCACGTCCAATAGCAACCGCCTCTTGCCACGGTTTACCGTCGAACAGTGCCAGACGTCCAGCGGTACGGCGGCGCAAGCCAAGTAATGGTTTGCCGTTCTGGTTGATGAACAGCGCCAGCTTGGCCCGCAGTGTCGCAACGTCGCCTGAGCGCAGTGCCTTACCGGTACCGGTAGTAGCTGCGATAACGCCAGCACCCGCGTTAAATACCAGGTCGCACACTGCATCGAACTGCGCCTGTGTCAGCGAATGGTGTGCGGCGGCGTCAACCGCAGCTACGGCCTTAGCCATGTCGCGATTCAGTAACAGGAGGCCTTGGCCTGGTGTGATGGTCTGCCCGGCCTTAACATGTGGGCCATAGCTTCCGTACCCAATAGTAAGGTACTTCTCATTTGGCGTAGCACGATACGCAGTCCCGCGGAACCCCTCGAACGCGGCGGTGAAATGCAGTCCATTATCTGAAATATTTCGAGACACGCTTATGTCCTCCGTATGACAGCCACGCCTGACGAATCTGGCGCAGCGCAACTAATGTGATTAATGTCTCAGGCAGCGTTGGTGACACGCTGCCCTGTAACAGGTGGATACATCCGGCGGCGCAGACGATAGCAGTCAGGATATAGAGCACCCGGCCGAACAGCCCGTCATCAACGCTGGGATGGTACACATTAAACAGCGATGTACCCCCGATTGCCAGCATACCGCCGAACCAGAATAACTCATTCATCCGGGCCTCCTCGACGTGAGATGTATTCCCCGGCGACGATACCGGAGAGGCGGGAATAGATAGGCATCCAGAGAATAGCGATGATGAAACCCAGACCAGCGATTTCACGCTCCCCGGTAATGCCGAACCATTGGGCAGCGAGAGGCGCACCGAATACGGCGCAAGCGAAGCCGGTTACAATAAAGAATAAGCCGTCGATGGGTCCAGAAATAACGGACTTATGTTGTCGTAGTCCGATGACCCCTCCGGCGAGTGCGGCAGCGAGAAGCCAGCCTGTCACTGTTTCAGTAAATTTATCCAAGATGAATCCTCCAGGTGCGTATTAAGTATGCAGTAACTGGAGGATAGCACGGTTAGGAATTATCTTAATAACGGTTTATTTATGACGCCAGATGTATTGTCGTCTCTGCGGTTTCGTCGGAATATCATCGTATCCGAGCGATTTCCAGTAATTAAATAACCGATTAGCGATTGCAGCGCGTTCCTGCGTTTTAAACTCACCGAGATTCACGGCCTTCCAGTTCTGGAATCCACAGGCGCGGACAGCTTTGCGTCGGGCCTGAATCTCAGGGTACAGCGCGTTACCCCGACGCTTGCATATCTGTGTTTTAGCTCTCGGTGACAGCGGCGAGAGGCCGCTTCGTTTCAGGATGTCAGTTGCAAGGCTCATATACCGAGAATCCCGCTGGCCATTTCTTCGGTAGCTTTCGAACACGGCTCATACATTACCTGTTCAGCGAAGTTACGCAGCTTATGCTCAAGCGCCGCGTAATCATCGTATGTCACATAGTCGCCGTAGTCCCATTTAGCCATCTCAGGCTCTTCCCATCTGGTAGATAATTCGTATCTCTGTACCATCACTCCACCCCTTCCACATGTGTAACTGACCCACAGTTCGCGCACTCGACGTAATCCGGGAACTGGTCTTTGTATTTCTGCAACTCGGCTTTTAGTTTCGCATAGTCCCTGTAGCCAACCCATTCACCGTCTGCGTCTTTCTCTAAATCGATATGCCCGGTAACCCAGTCTTCTTTTAAATCATATCTCTGCACCATGTTATCTCTCCTGTTTACCAAGTCGCTTAGGTGAGCAGATAGCGCGTACCTCTGAATCGTTTGGCTTGTCACCCTGAAACAGGAAGTGCGCGTTCTCTGCGGCGCGTGCCGCTGACTGGCACGCCTCCATCGAATAAAACGTTTCTGATGCAGCGAGTTGCATCTGGCCTGCGGACAATACCCAGATAAATAAGATGCTGGTCATGTCGTCTCTCCACATCTGCGGCACACAAAATAATCCTCGTCGGCATCAAGAACCCAATCATGATCACATTCCTGAGTATCGTTTTTCGGTTTATATTCCTTGTCGTCCCACTCACGTTCACCACATTTAGAGCAAAGCTCGCTACCAGGAACGTTGTTCGGATTGCCTTCGCTGAGAAACAACCCAGGCATAATAATCCAAGAGTGCTCGCATTCCTGGGTATCTTCTTTACGGCAACCAGATTGCTCCGGCGGTACAGGCGTCTGGGTGCACCGACAATTTACCGTTGGCCCGGGCGCATGTTCGCCAACCACGTAGCTCTGGCCCCTAGAAATGTACCCACCCTTACGCACAAGTTTGTAAGCCTCTACATCCCCGGTGGCGGTAGCCAGCGCCATATGTAACTCCTTAATCTGCACCGAAGCATCACGTAACTGATTCTTAAGTGACTGCACCTCATGAGCCAGGTCTTCGCTCCGGCTGTTATTTACCTGCTGCCGTAGCTGGTCGATCAGGTACTCGAATATTTCGTTTTTGTTACTCATCAGCTTCACCCCTTTTCTCATCCACCCCGACTAGCAGCGATTTAGTGTCGCCGTCACACACCGAAGTGCTACTAATTATTTCGTAAGCGTCTACCAGTTCGCCTAAAGTCCAGCTACCGTACCAGCCCATCTCTGTCTCTCCTCTCGCTTGTGTAAATGAATAGTAGCCTATTCTATCTTAGCGTGCAAGTAAATTTTATTGGTGTTTGTATTGTTGTATCTCCCGCAATAGTCGCTTCGATTGTGGCGTTTGGTGAAAGTGTCGCTTTTTGACGACACTAAGTTAAAGTTGTACGCTGCTGTGTAGCAGCGTAAGTCACTCAGTAAAATCCCAAACTATTGAACATCACACTTCTGGCGGCTCAGGTAACGGCATCCAGTGAGAAAACACTTCCTGCGCATGTTCCCCGTAGTCCGCCCGGAAATCACACCAAGTTACCCCATCCCACTCGTACACATTGTTCTGGACAACACCGCCCATACTACTGACGACCAAAACTGGTTGACCTAGCCCCGGCATCCGCGCACTACACTTAACCCACTCGCCCATAAATCACCCCTTATTCATCGCAGTTTGCACACCAGCTTTCCACGCCCGCCACGCGAGACGCGTCTTAACGTTCAGGTACTCTTTCTTTGAACCCTTGTTAACCGGCAGACCCTCGACCACAGCCCACCGTTCAAATGCTTCTCTCATACCAGAACCTCACATTCATCCCGATACACGAACAATAACGACCCTTTGTACTCAATCATAAAACCATAATGGTTGCTGCTGAACGCCAGAAAAACATCACCTACCGAGATACCGAAATCTATAAGCCTGCGGTCAGTTATACGGATTCGCATTAACGGCAACCTCCCTCAGAGTCTTCGGCACGAGCATCATGATTCGATGCCGTTCTCTCCCGCACTTCTACCATCCTTCCTACCACTGCGGCGTAATGCACATACAGCTTTATTGCGTAATCTTTATTACTTGTCGTCTCTGTTATGACTCCGTCGACGTATACGTCGTAAATTAATTCTTCCATCACTTCGCCCCTTTGAATTTAAAATTGTTGCCGATTAGCTTTAAATTCTCTTCCGCTACGTATACCACCGAATTTACTCCTCTCACCTTTTGCACAGTAACTCCGTACTCTCCCGGAAATAAAGCGGATTTTAATTCAATCACACCGTATTTACCGTCGGCGCATTTAACCAACTGACCCTTCTTAAACATAACCACCACTCCTCTGTCTCGTTTCGATAAGTGAATAGTATCCTATTATATTGGGGTGTGCAAGAGAATAGTTACGTTGCCGTTGTGATTCTTTCGTTTCTTTAAAGAGTACGCAACGCAGTGGGTGGGCGATAGCCCACCCCAGCGGAGTGAAGTACTCTCTACCTTGCTTACGGCAACTAAAGAAACTTTTAATTATCAAGTACTTATGAATGGAGGTAAAATTTAAATAGACGGGGTCTTTCTTGTCACTTGCTGTTACTTTTAGGAAACTTAGATACTAACGTTACCAAGAGTACTGTTTAGCGCCCCGCTTTAGGGCGGGGCTTTAAGTACCCGAGACTTAAGAATAATGTTTCTAAGTAATTCTGAACTAAGGCCCTTCGATACGTTGATTTTACAGCTACATTTTATTTTGTCAATAGGTTGTGTTTAGTTATTATAGGTGTTATAGTTGTTTAACTTGATAAAGAGGGCGTGTAAAATGACACAGAAAGAAGTAGCAGACTTAATCGGAGTTTCCACTATGACTCTTAATCGCTGGCTTCGGTCCGGTAAGTTCCCGGAGTGTTGCCGTGTTATTAACGGCTACCGGCAGCCAGGTACGTTTGACCGCGCTACCGTGGAGGCGTGGATTAAGGAGAACGTGAAAGATGCTAACTAAATTCCAGAAACACATATTAATGTGTGCGCGCAGACTTACCGAGGCGAACGGTGCTTTTACGGTAGATGGGCTTCGTAGATACCGGTTAGATAATTACGGTGTAAATCCGATTAAACATGCTTTAAATGTTCTTGAGCAACACGGAGAGGTTCTTAATAAAGGAAAGTTTTATCGGGCAACAAGAGCAACGCCGATTACAGAGAAAGCGAGAAGTATTGGAAAAGTGTTGGTCCCCGAGGGTAATATCTCCCGCGACCTGGAATAAAAGAAAGCCCCGACGCGGTGAACGCCGAGGCCAAATTACTTACTGAAGGAAATACAACATGTCCGATGTAATTTTATCCTACTCGTGGTCTCGTCGCAACGCGCGGGCAGAGAAAAAGGATATAAACGTCAGAACCACACACACGGCAACACTGGACGACCTGAAAGAGTTAATCCAGCCGCTTGATGCTGTCCGTGACGGAATTAACCCGAAGACAGCGCCCGGTTATATCACCGCCGCGTGCGACTCAACGCACAGCACCGTAAAAGACCCGGAAACCGGTGACTTTAAGCGAGCGCGTAAAGGCTTCTTCTATCGCTGTGACGCGTCTGTAAGCAAATCATCGCTGGCGTATCTGGACTTTGACAGCGCAACGCCGGAAGAGTATCAGGAAGCGGTGCGCCTGGTTAAGCGTAGCCGCCAGGCTATGTGTCTCTACACCACGGCATCCCATACCGATGAGTCACCGCGCTTTCGCGTCGTCATGCCGCTGGGCCGCCCGGTCGAAGGGGGCGACATCATCCGCATACGTCATGGATTGCTGGAGCACTTCTTCAAAGGCATGGGCGCTGACCGTAGCGGGTTCACTTTGTCTCAGCCCATGTACCTTCCTCCGGTAGGCTCTCAGGTTATCTGGTCGCGCCGTAACGACCTTATTGACCCGGAAGAGTTACTGGAAGGCATCCCCGCCGTTGACGTTAGCAGCGCATCTGACTACCAGATACCGGAAGAACTGCGCACTGCATTTACTGATGCGTTCGAGGCACTGGCGTTCGAATACGGCGGCATCATGACGCCGCGTGGCCTTAAGATGCCCGCCACACCGGAACACGCAGAAAACTACAGCGACCCGACCCCGCGCCCGGACGACTTCCTGCTGTGCTTCCCGCGCGAGGGATATGAAGCGCCGAACGTAACGATGATTCACGACACCGACATCACGGCAACCGAAGGCATGTCGCCGAAAGAGGTGTGGAAGTATGCGTGTGATGCGACCGGACTGCCGTTCAGTGAAGTCGCAGAGGCCATCGGATGGGGCGCGCGTGAAGCCGTCTCATGCAGCCTGGATGACCTTGAAGACGACGAGGACTCAGAGGAGGACGAGTTACCGGAACCGGTAAAGGCTGATTTCGTCGTTGAGGGGTACATGCCGTCGGATTGTATCTGGGATATTGTTGGGGAGTCTGGCACGTATAAATCATTCTATACGCTGGGGATGATGTACCTGAGCGCCGCCGGATACCGGTTTGCCGGGGCAGATACCCAGCGTTGCCACCATTTCTATATCGACGGTGAGGGCGGTGCCACTACACGCACCCGTATTGATGCACTCGCGGCTAAATATGGCGAGGAAGGTAAAGATTATGTACATGTTATCGATATGGGTGAAGTCGGAAAACTGAAAAGCCTGATTAAGTTAATGCGCGAAACTGCGGGTGATGAACCCATCGGCATGGTCGCGTTCGACACCCTTAACCAGACGCTGGCCCTGACGATTGATAAGTTCGACGAGAACAGTTCATCAACGGCAATCGGCATGGGTAAAGTTATCGCCATCCTGAAAGAAGTACGCGACGCAACTAAAGCCGCGGCAGGCGTTGTACACCATACGCCGAAGGGTGGAAAGAAAGCCCGTGGCAGTGGAGCATTGTATGCTGGTGTCGACGTGGAACTGACAATCGAACGTGCTACCGACCGTCAGATAAACGTATACCACTCTAAATTTAAGCACGGGCCTCAACAGAAGACGGTTGGCATGGTACTGGAGTCGGTACAGTTTCGTGAAGCACCGCCGCCGAAAGAGTACCGCGCGGTTGAGTTCCTCGGTAGCACAGAGGAATACGGCACAATAGTAAACCTCGACCTGCCTGAGCCGCACAAGGCGCTTGTGCTGATGCCGTGGGGCTTCGAGCCGTTCAAGACTGATGAGGAGAAAGAGCGGGAAGAAGGGTTAACTAACGAAGGTAAACAAAATGTACGTAAAACCGTAGAGAACGCCGTCAACAGTTCCGAGTCCACTATACTCGCGGCGTTTGAACTGGCGGAGGGGACCTACAACGGCAACGAAGGTATCACGGTATCCGCGGCGAATAAGCTCGCACAGTCTGACCCCAACGCAAAGGCGTTTAACTCCAAAGAAGCCATAGAACGCGGGAAGATTAAGAAAATGGTTGAGGCTGGGTATCTTGTTCCGGGTACTGACGAAAACAATCAGATAATCCCAGGCCGTTACAGACTTAACACCCGGATAACGGATAACAAGATTCCGAAGACAATATACGAACCCAATGAGATGCTGACAGTGACAGAGGAGGATTTGGAATGAGCGGTAAATTTAAAGAAGTAAGCGACGAACTGAAAGGCAATAAATACACCAACCACAGAGGCGAAGTAGTTGAAGTTCTTAACGTAGTTCCTTATGGGCGCGGGTATCATGTTGTGTACAGTTACACAGAGGCTTACAGCGTGTACTGCGGGTTAGGTAAGTTTCGCAAAAGATACCCGATAAAGGTGCAATAAAAAGAAAGGGGCATTAAGCCCCTTCACCTAACGCCAGCCACTTGGCGTCTACTTCCAGCACTTCCGCCAGTTTAAACAGCGTTGCCGGGCGGACGTCCTGAGTTACACCGAGAGCCAGCTGGTTAATCGCACCCTGGGAAACGCCAGTCAGGACAGCCAGCCGGCGCTGGGAGATGCCGAGTTCTTTACGGCGTTGCTCTACACGGATTCCTAGTTCAGATGGTTGCATGTCAATTACTCCTTAGTCAGTTGATATGTGAATAGTACCATATTAATTATTTTAGAAAAGCCCATTGACATGTGAATAGTTCGCTATTATAGTTAGCCCATACCAAACGAGAGGAGAGACAAAATGAAGTTCAGAGTAGACATGCAACCAACAGAAGAAATGTTAAAAGCCGGCATAGACCAACTGATATACTACATCCCTGGCATCGAGGATGAAGTCGATGAAGAGCAACTATCAGACGCCGTTTATTTTATCTGGCAAGCAATGATTCAAGCGTCAAAATAAACAGGAGAACAAATAATGTTAGAGAAATTCTTAGTATTACTGGAACGTTTCGTAGTTGCACATGAACTGATTGCTGCGAACAGTGTGAAACAACCGACTAATAAATCTGTAGGTGAATTGACTGTTGACGTCGCGGTAACTGGGGTGGAGACAGTTAAAAAAGAACTGGCTAAAGCACTTGAAGAAGTCGAGAAGGCGAAAGAACTCCCAGTCGAAGGTGAAGACCTCGTTGACACTAAACCGGCGGAAGAAGAGAAGCCGAAACGCAAGCCGCGTAAAGCTAAAGTAGAGGAGCAGACGCCAGAACCGGAAGAAGAGAAGGAAGAAGTCAATTATCAGTCTCTGCGCGACCAGATTCAGGCTATCGACGATGCGATTAACGAAGGTCCGAGTGACACCGCGTGTGATGATTCCGATGAACTGCTGGAAGAGTTCACTGGTAAGAAGATGAAGATTGCTGCTATTAAAGACGAAGACCTCGCCGAGTACCTGGAACGCCTGACAGCAATCAAGAACAAGTATTTCGAAGAAGAATAATCATCTGGCGGCCTTCGGGCCGCTTTAACTGAGGGTCGGAATTATGATTTACCAACTCTACCGCGCCTTTGACAGGCGGGATAACACGGAGGCGTTGTGGTTATTGCGTGCGCCGTCCGGTGCACACCAGATGGAAGAGATGGCGTACTTAGGAAAAGTGCCACGGCCTAAAGATATAGGCCGCCACGTGTCGCAGATTAAGCGCACGACTTTCGCCAAACCTGACTTTTACGTCTTCGAGTCGATGTATGGCTGGGCCATGCATTGCGACCATAAGACAAGACATTTAATTGACCAGTGGGAGAACAGGGTATGTTTGTAATTATGTATTCAATCGGTGAGGAAGAGTACGAACACAGTAGATACCTTACATCCGCAGAGGCTGAGAATATAATACACGAACTTGACGCTGACAGTTTTGACTACGCATGGATTGAGGAGATTACGGAATGATTCTTAAAGAACGTGGTGGCAATAACGATGTGCACGCAATACTGTCGCCGTCTGGCGCTAAAAAGTGGTTAAGTTGCGCGGCATCACTGGCATGTGAAAAAGATATTCCTAACACGTCCGGTAAAGACGCCGTATTAGGCACGGCTATGCACACGATAGCGGAGATGCACCTTAACCAGTACATCAAAGGCACTGCGCTGCCGTTAGAGCGTGAAGTCGGCGCTTACGTGATGGATGAGGGTAAAGGTCAGATTAAGGCGCTAATCAGTCCGATGAAAGGCGCGGTGCTTATTACGGCGGACATGATTGAGCAGGTGCGCAAGTACACCGACTACTGCAAAGCGATTATCGATGTAGCTACTTACGCCAAACTCGAGATGCGCGTCAATCTTACTGAGGTATTGCACCCCGGTTACGAAGGCGTTGAGACATTCGGAACCGCTGACCTTGTTGCCGTCCAGGAACTGGCGAACATCGACGAGCACATGCTTATCATCGGCGACCTGAAAACTGGACGGCATCGTGTCGAAGCGAAAGAAAACAAGCAGCTTATGCTATACGCTCTCGGTGTTTATCGCCGACTAAAGAGACGTTATAACATCACAGTTGTTCGTCTGGTCATCTTCCAGCCGTACGCGGGTGGCGCGTCGGAGTGGGACATCTCGGTCGAAGGTCTGGAACTGTTCGCCAAGTTCGCACAGAAACGCGCACTGTTGGCTCTTGATGCATATTTCCGCGGTAAGAAGAACCTGAAAGCGTCTGACTTCAAGCCGTCGGTCGATGGTTGTCAGTGGTGTCGGTTCTCTGAACAATGCGCCGCGCGTACAAAGACGGTCAATTCTGTACTGGCGGAAGAACTGGAAGACGACTTTGCACTGGAACTGACGCCAGAGCAACTCGTAGCTGAGTATGAGAAGCTGCCGTTGTTGCGCCAGCACATCGACAAGGTTGAGAAAGCTATGGTCGCCGCGTTGCATTCTGGTAAGAAAGTGCCGGGGTACAAATTGGTTGAGGGTCGTCCAGGTAATCGTGCGTGGAAAGATGCCGATGCGGTATTCGAGAAGTACGGTACTATGCTGCAAAAGGTAGTTCTGATGACACCAACCGAAGCGGTTAAAGTAATACCAGAAGAAGAACTGAAAGACTTCATTACCCGTAAGCCAGGAGCGCCATGCGTCGCAACGGCGGATGACAAGCGTCCTGAGTGGAATCAGGTAACAGAGGAGGATTTGGAATGATGGTTTATATTCTCACGCGGTATCACCGCCGATACTCTATTCAAGAACTTGATATTGTTTCTGTCCACGCTAAACGCGCCGACGCCGACAAAATTGCAGAAGAGAAGAACTCGAAGCATGAGGCGGTGCAGCCATATATTTATAAGGTGGTTCCGAAGAAACTTAAATAAAGTGTTGACACCTGAATAGCAAGCTATTATAGTTCTAATCACTGGCCGGGCAGCTTCCCGGAGTAAACGAAACTGAAAAGCGAGAAATCACGATGGGTATTAAACTGAATCTGCGTAAAGTAAACACTGCTTGGGTTAACGTATTCGAACGCGAAAAAGACCGTGAAAACGATGATGGCTCAATCACTAAAGGCCAGTACAGCGCGACTATCATCCTTCCGTCTGACCATGCTCAAATCGACGCGCTCTACGACACCGTTTACGCTGTAGTTGAAGAAGCGTTAGGTGCAGCCGCCGCCGAGAAGTGGATGAAGTCCAACTACGGCGAAGGTAAGCACATGGATAAATGTGCGATTAAAGATATCGCTGAGCGCGACAATCCGTTTGAAGACTTCCCGGAAGGCTTCTACTTCAAAGCGAAGGCACAAAAACAGCCGCTGATTGTAACCTCTAAAAAAGGTGAGACTCAGGTAGAGCAGGACTTCAACGTAGACGGCGAACAGATTGAAGGTGAACAGGTTTACAGCGGCTGCGTAGCTAACGTAAGCGTTGAAATCTGGTTCAGCCAGAAATACAAAGTTCTCGGTGTTAACCTGCTGGCGATTAAATACGTCGGCGAAGGTAAGGCGTTCGGTGGTTCTAAAGTCGCCGCAAGCGTCGACGACCTGGAAGACGACCTTGAGGATGATGGGCCAGCACCACGCCGCGAACGTCGTCGCCGCTAATATCTGAATAAATTTAACTAAGGCCCTTCATTGGGCCTTTTTACTAAGGGTCGAAAATAATGAGTTACCTGTTCTTAGACTTTGAAACATTCTCCGAAGCCGATTTGAAGAAAGTCGGCTCCTATGCTTACGCTGAGCACCCAACTACCGAAGTGCTTATCTGCACATACGCTTTTGACAACGAGCCAGTGCAGATATGGGATTGCACCGACGGCAGCGACATGCCTGGCGATTTGCACCGCGCACTACGCCGCCTGGTTAAACCAAACAGTCGCATTAAGATGGTGTGGCATAACGGTGGACTTTTCGACAGGCTCATCATGAAAAACTGCTGGGACTTTGATATTCCGGTAAGCAACACCATTGATACTATGATTTGGGCGTTTCGCCACGCGCTGCCGGGTTCGCTAGATGCGCTGTGCGAAGTGCTTGGCGTGTCCGCCGACAACGCGAAAGACAAACGCGGCAAGGCGCTTATTCAGCGTTTCTCTAAACCGACACCGAAGAACTACAAAATCCGCCGATACACCGCCGAAACGCACCCGGATGAGTGGGCGCTGTTCATCAAGTACGCCGTGAGCGACATCACTGCGATGCGTGAAGTCTTCCATAAGCTGCCGCGTTGGGGTAACTCAGAGTTCGAAGACCGTGTACTGGAACTGGACCAGTTAATCAATGACCGCGGGTTTAAGGTCGACGTTGCACTGGCGGAAGCCGCGATTGAAGCCGTGGAGAAGCACAAGGCGCAGTTACAGGAAGAAGCCCAACGTAAATACGGCGGGTCGCTTACCGGTAAAGACTTTCTGCCTATTCTGCGTGAACTCGCTCCTGCGCACAGAATCCACAACGCGCAGAAGTCGACGCTGAATGACCTGCTGGCTGATGATGATTTACCGGACGACGCTCGCGCGATTATCGAAATGCGCCTCGGGGCGGCGTCCACTGCGTCAACGAAATATAACCCGCTGCTGCTAGGACGCTCGTCGGACGACCGCCGTCGTGGTTGTATCCAGTACGGAGGCGCTAAGCGTACATTACGGTTTGCGGGTAAAGGCTTCCAGCCACAGAACCTCGCACGCGGGTACTATCACGACGACCCGAAGAATAAAAAGAAGAAAGTACGTTATGACTGGATGTCAGAGAAGGACTGGTGGAGAGTAACGCACCCATTGTCCTACGGAATTGACCTGCTGTTTAAAGGCCGTGCGCATCGCCGTTTTGATGTGGCAAAACTGACAGCATCTACGGTGCGTAGCTGCATCATACCGGAAGCCGGGCATAAGTTTGTCGTAGCTGATTACTCTAACGTTGAAGGTCGCGGGTTGGCATGGCTGGCAGGAGAAGAAACCGCTCTCGATACCTTCCGTGCGGGATTGGATATTTACTGTGTAACCGCGGGTAAGATGTTCGGCATGGACCCTGATTACATTCTCGAAAGCCGTAGTGACCTACGCCAGATAGGTAAAGCATGTGAATTGGGCCTTGGCTATGCTGGTGGTGTCGGTGCTTTCGTTCAGTTTGCTAAGAACCTCGGCTTAAACCTGGTCGATATGGCTAAAACAATGGACGGGACTTTCCCCGACCATATATGGGCCGCTACTGCACGCGGATACGAGTGGGCGCGTATTCAGGAAGCCAAGCGACCGCCACGCCCCGGTGAAAAAGATGACCGGCCATCATATATTCTCGATAAGAAAGTGTGGCGCACATGTGATGCAATCAAGCGTATGTGGCGCGAGTCTCACCCTGAAACAGTAGCATTCTGGCGTGATATTGAAGACGCAGCTATGGCGGCTATCCGCAACCCAGGTAAAGAGTTCACTGCAGGTCCGCGGGGAGTTAAGTTTTCGCGTAACGTAGAAACAGATAACAACGGCAACAAAGTCGCTGGTTGGTGGTTGCGGATGACGTTGCCGTCGGGTCGCGTTATGTCATACCCCGGCGTCGGGTTAAGTGTATCGAAAGAGACAGACGAAGACGGAAAGGTGTCTACTAACGTGCGCATCAAGTACCAGGGGGAAAACCAGTTAACCCGTCAGTGGGGCTTCCAGTACACCTACTCCGGTAAACTGGTGGAAAACTGCACTCAGGCGCTGTGCCGTGATTTGCTGGCTAACGCCCTGCTGAATGTAGAAGCAAACGGATATCCAATTGTGCTTCATGTTCACGATGAGATTATCTGCGAGACCCCAGATTTACCAGAATACAATGTCGCAGAGCTTGGGCGGTTGATGTGCGAATTACCGGAATGGGCCGAAGGGTTCCCTCTTGTAGCGGAAGGTGCGGAGATGATGCGTTATGCCAAGTAAACTTATTATCGCGGTACTGGCGGGATTCGCCGCCGGTGTCTACTGTCACGAGGGCCAATACGGCATGATGGTTGCCGTGTTGGGCATGTTCATCGCAATTTATCTGTGGGTGCTGGAATGAAAATTTACTGGTTCTACGAAGAAGACTGTCGAATCTGTCCGCGCTGCGGGATTGAACATACGAAACGTGAGGGGTGTGTATTATGACAATGCTTACCACTATTATGATAATCGTAGCCGTGTTTTTAGGTGTTGCCGTTTTGAGTAAGGTAACGGACTGATGACCCCGGAAGGCAAAATACAGAAATACGCGAAAGAGCGATTCGAGGCCCTCGGCGGCCTCGTTCGTAAACTTTCCTATGAGGGGCGCTCCGGCGCTCCCGACCTGCTGGTGATTCTCCCCGGCGGCATCGTCTGGTTCGTCGAGGTTAAGAAAGACGAAAACACGGAACCAGACCCACACCAGTTACGAGAGCATGAGCGGATGCGTAAACGTGGCGCGAATGTTTTTGTCGTCGGATCGTTTAAACAGGTTGACGACCTAATAGCGAACTATTATAGTTAGCCCTACACCAACAATATAAGGAATTGAGAAATGAAACACGAATATGACCGCAAACCAGCACGTGACATCGTACCTGGTGACATGATTTTCAACGTTAAGACCCGTCGCCCTGTTGCCGTTGATACGGTGTTCGTCGAGTCGAATGGTAAACTGGTTATTGAAGACGTAACCGGTAACGTTACGGCGTTCGGGCGTAAAGAGTTAGTTCTGGTGGCAAAATGAGTAAGTTTCAAAGGCGCGAATACCAGAAGCTCATGACTTCGTTCATGCTGCAACACCCGCGCTGTAATATCTGGTGCGGCATGGGAGGAGGTAAAACCTCCTCCACTATGTGGGTGCTAAACCGCCTGTTCCGCAACGGGCAGCTTACCGAAGAGGACCGCGTGTTAATCCTCGCCCCGTTGCGCGTTGCGTCCGGTACGTGGCCTGCAGAACAAGAGAAATGGAACTTTCCTTGTCTGCGTGTCGTAGATGCGACCGGTTCAGAGAAGCGCCGCATCGCGGCGCTGGAGTCTGATGCTAACGTGGTGTGCACGAACTACGAAGTTATCGAATGGCTGATTGACTACTACGGCAAAGACGACTGGCCTTTTACGGTTATCGTTGCCGATGAAAGCACGAAGCTTAAATCATTCCGCAGCCGTTCGGGTGGTAGCAAGCGGGCAAAGGCGCTTAGTAAAGTGGCGTTCGGTAAGGTTAGGCGTTTCATCAACCTGACTGGTACGCCGTCACCAAACGGCCTTAAAGACTTGTGGGGTCAGAACTGGTTTATCGACGCGGGCGAGCGCCTTGGCTCATCATACACGGCATTCACCGACCGCTGGTTTAACTCGGTACAGAAAGGAAAATCTGCGATGGCTCGTGAATATCACGCACGACCGGGTGCGGATAATGAGATTCACCAGAAGATGAAAGACATCAGCTTGACCATCGACCCCGCCGAGTGGTTTGGTTGCGAAGCTCCTGTTATCGTACCGGTCGAAATAGACCTGCCGAAGAAAGCGCGTCAGGCGTACATAGACATGGAGGAGAAGCTATTCGCGGAACTGGAGAGCGGGGAGGTTGAAGCGGCTAACGCCGCGGCGAAGACGTCGAAGTGTTTGCAGATTGCATCCGGTGCCGTATATGTGTCGGGGTCAGACGGCGAAGCAACCAAAGAATGGGAGAAAGTGCACGACACGAAACTGGATGCGCTGGAGTCAATTGTTGAGGAGTTACAGGGTGCACCGTTACTGGTGGCCTATCAGTTTAAGCACGAACTGGAGCGCATCCTTAAGCGATTCCCGCAGGCGCAGGCGTTTGCCAAAGGTGCGAAGGGTAATAAGCAGATGGAAGCGTGGAACCGAGGTGAAATCGAAATCATGTGCGTGCATCCTGCGTCAGCCGGGCATGGTTTGAATTTACAGGACGGCGGGCATCATCTTGCGTTCATCTCACAAGGATGGAACCTTGAGCACTATTTGCAGGTCGTTGAGCGCATAGGCCCGGTACGCCAGAAGCAGGCAGGCCACGAGCGCCCGGTGTTCCTTTATCACATAGTCGCTAAAGACACGCTGGATGAGGTTGTTGCCGCGCGTACAGACGATAAGAAATCGGTACAGGAAGAATTGCTCAATTACATGAAGAGACGAGGTACGAAATGAACATCATAGCCCCGATTCCGGCGTTGCAAAAACGTATCAAGGAACTCGAAGAAGAGGTTCTACGACTACGGCAGCAAAGGGACGCCGCTAATGCGCAACTGGCGTTTGTACTGGAGAAGTTGTCAGAAGAGTAGAGAAAAGGCCCCGTTTGGGGCCTTAAGGCTATTACACCTGATATACACCACTGTTTACATAGTTAGCCTGAATTCGTGTACGGAACGTAGAATCAGCAAGCTGATATGAATTTAACTGGACCAGAATCGCGCATCCGGAATATTTACCTGTGGCACTATTCGCGGACTCGTTAGCCCCAAAAAGCAGGCCTATTGTTGAGTTAGATGTTTCAGTTACTCCAGTTATGGCTGAAATCCATCCAAACACGCAACTGGTAAAATCAAATATCCCGGTCCTGTACCCCCCGCTACTGGACCAACCTAACCCATAGATTCGACAGTTGTTAAAGAAAATTCTGTTGTATGAAGCGGAAGTGCGAGCGACCGCGCCGTCGATGTAACCCATTGCCATATCCTGGTCAGACACTCTTATTAACATATCATTCCAGGCCCCTACATAAGGCACACAGTTAAAGCTATCAGATATAGAAATATCTTGCGGCACACCGTATGTGGTGAATTTAAAAGTTTGCACGTTATATCGCGGGTTGCTTGATGATACGGTGTTACCTAATCTTGCCAAATCGACGTTCTTAACGGTTAGTTTGTATTTACCGCGACCAACAATCGTTGATAGTTGGGATGCTGTCAGGCTTGAGTAATTCCGCCGGTTAGAAACCACGTTAGCCGAAAGTGAAGCGCCGTATGACCGTGTCCCTACAACCTTCACATTTTCAATATAATGACTGTTAGGGAGAATCATATATTGTTCGTAGTTGCTTCCTGGGGACACCCCGAGGTCAAGAATACGCAAGTCGACAAGGCCAGATGCGTTAGTAAGGTCAAGAGATACATCCTTTATGACTACATCCGGGCTTGTAGCTATAAAATTACCGTTATATTTAGGTTCCAGGCTGCTGACGACAAAGTATCCTGTACATGTGGACGGCAGCACCACGCGCAAACCCTCTACGCGCACCTCACCGTCCCACGACGACATATAATCTCGTTTAACAGAAAAGAACTCCATTACATCTTTGCCGTACAGGCCGAGGTGCTTGCAGTTAGTGGCAACCCACTCCCCCCATCCTTGCGCCGTGCAATGGTAGCGTACAGTTGTCTCATTCACGTAAATGTCGGAGTTACTGAAATGCCCACCTACCCCCGCCAGGTCGCAACGGTTTATGTGCACATTACGCGTCATATTCCCGTCATACCCACCCCACCCATTGATGTTTGCGCAATCCTCTACCACTACATCAGAACATTTCTCAGCAAGAATAAAATACGCGGCCTCATCCCTTCCCGCTGGTAACGATGGCGCTGTTCCACTAAGGTAGCCAACCGGTGACATATAGATTTTTGACGCCTTAACGCGCGAACACCCCTGTAAATTAATAGCCTGTCGTGCGCTCCCATTGTTACTGATAATTACGGTCATACCTTCAATTACGGTATTATTTCTCTCGCATAGAATAATGTTGTTGATGCGCGCACCATCTAGCGCTACCCGCGGCGGCTTGACTAC